CGCGGGGCCCCCTGATGGCCATCACTCAGCTGGATCGCAAGACCATCAACCACACCGCCTCGCAACACCTCCGCCCCCTCCGTCCCCGGTGGAACAGAAATGAGCAAGGCCACCCATGACTGACCATTACGAATTGCAAAAGGGCCTTTTGGAGTGGCTCGTGCCATTCGCCCGGCAACATGGGCTCACCCACGTCGACATCGAGGGGGTCGTGAAGGTCACGCTGGGAGCGCAACCCGTCGAGGCACAACCGTCAGACCCGAACGAGTTGCCGTCAGGTCTGTGTCACTGCGGCCACCATTTGAGCATGCACACGATGGCTGGTGGCGGTTGCCTCGAATGCGATGACGGTGCCTCCCTTTGTGGCAAGCCGATGAGGAAGGGGGGCTAGTCAATGGCCATCAAAACCAAGAAGCGGGACCCGAAGAAGCCGAAGGTCCTCAAGATCCAGCAGGACAGCTACCAGCAGGCCGGTAAGGACTGGTTTCTGATGGACGGCGAAGAAGCGGCAGCCTGTATCAACGCCAACATCGAGCACTGGATCACGTTCCAACGGTGGCGTGTCAACGAGTTCCGCCGGTTCGCCCGGCTCTATATGAACATGCCGGCACAGGGTGGCTGGCAGAACGCGTCCAGCCGGATTCACTCCAACCCGGTCTCCTCGGACCGCCTGTCATTCAACGTCTGCCAGTCCTGTGTGGACACGCTGGGCTCCAAGATCAGCAAGAACAAGATCCGGCCTCAGTACGTCTCCAACGGCGGGGACTATTCTGACCGGCGCACGTCCGAGCAATTGAACATGTTCTCGGATGGTGTCATGTACCGCTGTGAGACCCACAAGATCGCCCGGGACGCCTTCAAATGGGCTCTGATCTGGGGTGAGTGCTACGTCTGGACGAACCACGAGGATGGGGAGCTACACCAGCAAAAGCTGACCCCGATGGACGTCTGGGTGGACGAGGCCGAGGCTCACCTCTCAGGGACCACGACCCAGATGCACATGACCCGGCAGATTGATCGCCGTCGGGCAATGGCCCTATTCCCCGACGCCCAGCACATTCTGGAGAATGCCGTTCAGGTGGACCCGCAGGAGTTCACCGGGAACAACCTCAGTGATCTGGTGACCCTCCTGTATAGCTGGAAACTGCCTTCCAGTCGGGACGCCGGGGACGGCCGTTTCCTCGTCACCTGTGACGGCAAGGTCGTGCAGGACAAGGAATGGAAACGGATGAGCTACCCGCTCCGCCGCTACGTGTTCTGCGAGCGGCCAATCGGCTGGTTCGGGCAGGGTCTCATCGAGCAGATCGAGGGGCTCCAGCGGGAAATCAACATGCTCCTGTGGGCCGTGAAAGAGGCCCTGCGGCTCGGGACCGGCTTCAGATGGTGGGTCCAGTCCGGTTCCAAGGTGGTCATCGATCACCTCGACAATGAAATCGGCGGGGTCCTGCGGTCCGAGGTGAAGCCCGAGGGCCTGATGACGACGCTCATCCAGCCCGAGGTGTATGACAGGATCAAGCAGTGCATTCAGGACGCCTACCAGCAGTCTGGCATCAGCGTCATGAACGCCACGGCGCAAAAGCCTGCCGGCCTCGACAGCGAGCCGTCCATCCGGGCCTTCAACGACATTGCAACCGAACGGTTCATGACGGTGGGTCAGGACTACGAGGATTTCGTACTCGGGCTGTCAAAAGATCTGATCTACGAAATGCAGGACATGACGGAGGAGGGCACCAGCAGCTATGAGGTGTCCGTCCCCAACGGCCAGTCAGTAGAAATCATTGACTGGAAGGACATCAAAGTGAAGGACATCGACGGGTTCCGGGTCCAGTGTTTCCCGACCAGCGCTCTGCCGCAGGACATCAGCGGGCGTCTCAGCACGATTCAGGACATGGCGCAGGCCGGGCTCAACCTCGATCAGGACACGACGTTTGATCTGTTGGATTTCCCAGATATCAAGCGGATCGAAAACCTGTTCACGGCTGAAAGGAAATGGATCACCAAGCGGCTGGACATGATCGTCAATGACGGGGACTATACGAGCCCGACCGAAATGGACAACCTGCCGCTGGCGGTCCGGTACGGCAAAATGTACCTCGCCCGGGGCTACGATCAGAATCTCCCCGAGGCCCGGGTCCGCCTGCTCATCCGGTGGCTGTCCGAGTGTGCGGCCCTGATCAACGACCAGAACCCGCCTCCACCCCCGGCAGCCCCTGCGGCAATGACGCCCCCGGCCAATCCGGCACCGGCTCCGGTTAGCCCTTTCGTACCCAACGGCAATGCACCCGGCCCCGCACAGGCGGCCTGACAGGTGACCCATGAGTGAGACCCCAGCGACCACCCCAGCTCCCGTAGCAAACGCTCCTGCGCCCGTCCCAGCGGCCCCTGTCGCGAAGCCCGAGGCCTCCATCCCGGCACCCCCGGCACGGGACTCCAAGACGTTCGCATCCCAGTTGTCGCAAGGGGCCAAGCTGCGGCAGGAGCAGGAGGCTTTCAAGGCGGCCCAGGCGAAGGCTGCCGAGGATCTCAAGCTGGCTGCCGCTATCAAAGCAGCCAGCGGCAAGAAGAACCCCATCGAGATCCTGCGGGCCGCCGGATACCCCGAGGGGGAGATCAGCAATTTCCTCATGACCCACGGGAAGGTGGACCCGGAGATCGCTGCCGTACAGGATGAAATCCGGGCTACCAAGGCCGAATTGCAGGCCCTGAAGGACGCAAAGGAGCAGGAGGCGGCTGCCGTCAGCAAGCAGAAGGAGACCGCCGAGGTTGCAGCCTACCGCAAGACGATGATCGAGTCCGTGGAGACCGACAAGTTTCCGCTGATCAAAGCCGAGCGTGTTGGGGCGAAGGTTCTGGACGTCTTGCGGGCTCACCACGAGAAGACGGGCGTCCAACTGGATCTGGAGCAGGCTGCCAAGATGGTCGAAGAGCAAATGGCTGCCGGCATCCCGAAGGAGCTGGATGGCTACTACGCCAATCCGGCCATGCGTCCCCTGTTGGAGGCTGCCCGGTCCCGTTGGGAAGCATCTCAGAAGGCCAAGCCGGCCGAGGCAACCCCCGAGAAGGCAGCCGCCCCGGAAACCAATGAAGTGAAAGAAAAGGCTGCCAAGATTCCCCGTCCGTTGGCTCGGAAGCCGTCCAAAGCGGCCCCTGCAACCGGTTCTGAGGCCAAGAAGCGGACTCCGCAGGACGTCTGGCGGGAACTCAATTCGAAGTTCCAGTCAGCCTAGATTTGCAATTCCTGATTTGCCGGGTATCCTGTCATTAGTTCGGTCCGAGTGAGTTCTACCGAGTGACGACCCCTCAGTTTCAACTCACATTTGCAAGCCAACGGACCGAACATGCCGACCCCGACCACCATCGCGCAAGACATCGCAATCCTGAAGGAATACTACGGCGACAAGGACGTCCTGAACTCGACGATCCTCAAGCGCAATGTCCTCTTCGGCATGGTTCCGAAGAACCCTGACTTCGTCGGCGAGTGGATCAAGGTCCCGCTGACCAGCTCGGCATCCGGTGGTATCGGAGCCGCGTTCACCACGGTGCAGGCCAACTCGACGGCCTCCGTGACCCGCGCGTTTCAGGTGCCGGTCCTTCCGGTCTACGCTGACGCTCAGGTTTCCAATCAGGTGATCATGGCCTCCCGGAACAACACGGGAGCGTTCAAGGACGCCCTGAAGCTGGAAGCCGACAACTCGATGGAGGCGATCACCAACCTCCTGAGCAACTACCTGTTCCGTTCGGGCACCGGTACGCTGGGCCAGATTTCGGCTGGGTACGGCACCAACGGAAACGTCACCTTCACCAACCTGACGGACGCCCAGTTCTTCTACCCGGGGCTGGTCCTGACGGCTTCATCGGGTGACGGCTCCGGCACAATCCGGGCAGGCCTCGGCTACGTGCAGAGCGTTGACCGTTCCGGCGGCACCATGGTCGTTGCGACCACGGCTGGCCTCGGTCAGTCCGCAGGCAACCCGTCCGGCTGGGCAGCTTCCGACTACCTCCAGATCCAGTCCACGTTCAACGCAGCGCCGGTCGGTCTGGCCGGCTGGATTCCGTACACCAGCGGCACTCGCCCGACGGTTGCGAATGCCCTGCCCCCGTTCTACGGGGTGGACCGCTCCATCGACCCGGTTGCGTATAGCGGCACTTGGTACCCGGGCTCGTCCGAGTCCCAGATGGACGCCCTGATCGACGGTCTGTCTGAGATCTTCCGCAACGGTGGTTCGCCCGACATCGTCGTGACCAACCCGGTCTCGATGCGTGCCCTGCTCAAGGAAATGATGGGCAAGCGGGAATACGTGGACGTCGAAGGCCCGACAGGCATCTCGTACAAGGCTGTCGAGGTTGAGACGGACAACGGGCCGATCCCGGTCATCAGTGACCGCAACTGCCCTCCGCAGGTCGGGTTCGCTCTCGATACCTCGACGTGGTCGCTGGAGTCCTACGAGCAGGCCCCGCAGTTCCTCAGCTACGCGGGCGCAGGCGGCACCGAGGGCTTCTTCCTTCCGACGGCTGATGGTGTCGAGGTTCGTCTCGGCGCCTACCTCAACCTGATCTGCCGCAAGCCACAGGCCAACGGGGCAATCAGCTTCCAGTTTTAGTTTCTAACACCTCCGTTTCTGACGGGTAACGTCAGACGGAGGTGTAGGATGGCTAAAACCTGTCGGACGTGTGGGAACGAGAAGGAACTGGATGAGTTCTACAAGCATCCGGGTGGCAAGGATGGAAGGGATACCCGGTGCAAGGAGTGCAGCGGGAAGGCCAGCAAAAGCAGCAGGCAAGGGCTGGAGGCTCGATATAAAGCCCTGCATGCTGACGGAAAGAAACCGGAGGGATTGTTCCGGTGTGGCTCGTGCCAGACGGACAAATCGACCGATGAGTTCTACGTGTCACGGTCGACGAAGACAGGACTGACGTACCAGTGCCGGGTTTGCATGGATGCCCGGTCCGAAAAGGGTCGGCAGAAACCTGAAAGCAAGATGAAGGCACGCGAGGGTCATCTTCGACGCAAGTTCGGGATGACCCATCAGGAATACGAGGCGAAACTGGCCTCACAGGGTGGTGGCTGTGCGATCTGCGGCACCACAGTTCCCGGTGGACGGGGGAAATGGTTCCACGTGGACCACGACCACAAGACCGGGAAAGCAAGAGGGTTGCTTTGCAACAAGTGCAACGGGGCTCTCGGACTGGTGAATGACAACCCCCGGATTTTGCAGGGGATGATCGATTACGTGGCACGGCACAACTGAAGACCGGAACGAAACCGGCGCAGGAGCAATCAAATGGCAGGTGTGGGTGGGACAGGTACGCAGTTCTCGTACGGCTACGAAAAGCAGGCATGGGTCCTTCGGGTTCCGATTTCATTCTCGGGAACCGGAACGCCTGCCCTCCAGAAGTGGAATCCCTCCAATGCGGCTGGGGCCGGTTCATACTCGGCGGCTCCAACCTCATCCTCGGTGGCTGCGGCTCCGAGCGCTCCCTACGGTTCCCGTGGCGTTGCCTCGGTGGCCCGTTCGGGACAGGGGGACTACACGATCACCCTTCAGGGCAGCTACCAGCGGCTCCTCGGCGCCTACATCACATGGGTCGAGTCCGGTGGTGACAGTGGAGGCAACGACATGCCTGCTGCGCCTCTGATGCTCGTCCTGAGCGCGGGTGGGGCGGGACCCGGAACCAACGTCACAACGTCTGGTGGCGGGACCGTTGAGGTTGCCTTCGCGGACACCACGGCTCACCTCCAGAACCCGTCGAACTGGGTTGACCCGGTCAGTGGCGAATTCGCAATCCTCACGCTCGAACTCGACAACTCGTCCGTCTAGTCGGAGGGGAATGAAACCATGACAATCTCAGCCCAGATCATCGCCCCTCCGCAAACCATCGGTGGAATCCGTCACCTGTTCCAGCTCTATCTGGCAAAGTCTGACGCCGGGTCCACCACGGTCACCGACATTTTCTCGCTCAAGCCGTTCGGGATTCAGGATCTGCCCAACCTCATCGGGACGGTAATCCCGGGCTCGGGCAACGTGACGGTTCCCTTCGCCGTTGCAGTCGGAGCATCCGGCACCCCGGACCCGACGGCCCTCGCTGAGAGCCTCGTCATCCGAACCTCTGACGGAACCAACAACGTCATCACCATCCCGTCGTCCAGCTCCCTGACGGTAACCTCGTTCAACGGGCTGAACTCCTCGGAACTGCCCAGCGCTCCGCAGACGTTCGCAGCCGCCACGGGTGCTGGGGCGTCGGGAACGCTGGCCCTGACGTGGGTGGCCCCGGCCTCGGCAGGCAACTCAAGCATCACGGGCTACGTGGCCGTGGCAATGCCGGGCGGCATCGTCAAGACGGGCCTGTCCGGGACGTCTGGAACCTTCACCGGGCTGACGGCGGGGACGAGCTACTCGGTCCGCCTGTTCGCAATCAACTCGCAGGGTCAGGGACCGTACAGCGCTCCGTCTACGGCCACGGCTCACAGCTAGGACGGCTGAATGTCCTCAGTAGTCACATCACTGCCCGTCAGCATGGCATGGACGACCACCCCGTTTCGGGTGCAGGCCGTTTTCACCAACAGCACCAATGCTGTCAGGACGATTGTCGGGGCCACTCCGAGCGATTTCCCCCCGGAGCCGTACATCGATGATTGCACCACGCTGGTTGGGAAAACAATCCCAGCCAGCGGAACCCTAACGGTTCAGTGGTTCGCGACCATCGGCTGCCCGATTTCGGTGGCCCAACTGGCCTATGTGTTCACGCTCGATGATGGGTCGGTGCTCGTGCCAGCCTCGACCCCGCAGGTCTCGGTGTTGAGCCCTAACCCGTTGCCCTCTCCGGGTGGTGGAAACTTCCCGCCCCGAGGCATGTTGAACTTCGCTTTGAATCAGCGTTCCGGCCACATTGGAACAGTGACGGGGGGATAGCCATGGACAAATCAAAGGTGGCAATGGTCCTTGGTTTGAAGCCCCACGAGGAACCCGAAGACACGGACGCCCCCCTCAAGCAGGCCGCCATGGATCTGAAAGAGGCCATGAAGGACGGGGACTCTGACGGCATCATGGATGCCCTGAAGGCAGCCATCATGCACTGCATGATGGAGTACGGCCCGAAGGCGGAGTGAGGCTGAATGACCACCGCAGGAACAAAAACACTGGCCCAGCTTCGCTTTGAAGTGCGAAGCCGTACCGATGCTCTGATCCAAGGCGTCTCGATTCTGCCTACCTACCCGGACCCCTACGCTGCCGCCGGTCCCGTCAACACGACGGAACTGAACAGCTACATCAATTCCTCGTACAACGAACTCTACGACCTGATGGTGAACACCTTCGGGAACTACTATTTCACCTCCACCTTCCAGATCACCACGGCCAACAGTCAGGAGCAGTACCCCCTGCCGTTGGACCATCTCAAGCTGCTCGGCGTGGAATGGGTGCAGACCCCGGGGACGAACCTCAACAACGTGACCCTCAAGACGTTCCAGATCCGGGAACGCAACCTCTACACGGCCCCATTCTTTTTGACCGGCCCCTACACGATGGGTTCCATCCTGTATGCCGAGTTCGGTACGAACATCTGGTTCAAACCTCAGCCCCCGAATGGGCAGGTGATCCAGCTCCTGTATGTGCCCCTGCCGCTGTACCTGTCGGACACGGGCACGATCACCCTGACCAATGTCGTTGCCGGGGACTACATCACGTTCAACGGGACTCGCTATACGGCTGCCGTGTACGGCTCCTCCCCGACATCATCGAATTTCATCGTGGGCGGGACGGGCTCCACGAACCTCGGGGACGCCGGGACAGCGGCCTCGCTGGCTACTCAGTTGCAGACCTCG